GGAAGAACACGAATGGCGTGGTTTTGGAAGAGTTTGTGCTTATAAATAACAATCCGGTATTGAATGATAAAAGCTTTGGTAAAATGGTTAAGAGTTTTGAGCTTGAAGATAAAGCTAAAGACGCACTCAAGAAGTTTTTACAGAATCATCACAGTAACAAGAAAGAGTTTAATAAATTAACTTAATAATAAATCCAACCTAAGCCCTCCAAGTGAGGGCTTTTTTACCACTAGAATTTATTGTGTTATAATTACCTTGCTCAATGTCGAGCTATCAATAGGTGATAAAATGAAAACTCTACACAACTCCGATATATCCGGCGCTAAAAAGAACGTAAAAGACATCCAAGTTTTTGGTAACGGCGACCTTTTCCAGTTAATCAGCAAAGCATCAAGCTTAAATGAAGGATGGATGAAATCAACTAAGGCTTTGGATATCCCTGGCGTTGGCTGTGTCATTCAAGTAACCACGCAACAAGGCGTGAATATTGCTGAGGCTTTAACCTTTGTACCTAATGTTAAAATTGAAGGTGAAGCAGGCAGTCGGAAAATAGTTAGGTCTTAACTAGCAAGCCCTTTGCGACTACTTGTCAACGAGGGCTTTTTTACGCCCACATGATAGTAAAAAACTATAAATAAACAGGTTGTTGTATATAACAAGCTATTAGGATAAAATATAGGGGTACGCGACGTATTCGCGGTTAACTACTCATATATGAGGCTTTACAAATGACAGACGCTGCACTAGTAGATGACAATATGCCACCCCTTGACGATGCATTTGATGATGCGCTTGGTGAAGAGGCTGTATTGCCAGAAACACTTGAAGGCTCAGCACCTCCAAAGGTTGATGATGTACCTGAGGTAGATAATACCCAAAAACGCATTAACAAGATAACCGCAGAGAAGTACGCGGAAAAGCGCAAGGCCGAAGACTTACAGCGACGCTATGATGAACTCGTTGCTAGTCAAAAGCCTGCTGAAACCAAAGCGCCCACACTTGAAGACTATGATTATGATGAATCTGCGTTTAACGCTGCAAGTATAAGTCATCAAGTTAAACAGGGCATGGCTAAAGAGTCGCAACGATTACAGCAAGAAGGCATCACAACCCGTCAAGAAGCGGCTAATCAACAAAGAGCAGATACATTTAACGCTCAAGTTGCTAAGGTCACTAAAGAACATCCTGATTACCAGGATAGGATTAAAACCCTTCCTGAATTTAAACAGGATACGCTAGACGCCATTATGAGTTCAGACAAAGGTGCGGAAATTGCTCTTGCCCTAAGTGACCAACTCGATCTTGCTGAAGAAATCGCCAACGCCTCCCCAATGGTAGCAGCTATGAAATTAGGCGAATTAAGCGCGCGCCTAGGTGTTAAACCACCAATTAGAACTAGTGCAGCACCCTCGCCTATTGAACCTCTTTCATCAGGTGGATCTTTAAATAAAGATCGCGGTCCCGCAGGTGCAAGATTTGAATAAGGATAATAGAAATGGCCAATAATTTTTTAAGCAACTTTACACGAAAACTGGCTGAGGTAACTCTTGACCAGTTTGAAAATAAGCGGGTTCTTTCAAAGAATGTAAATACCCAACTTTTAACTGGTAAGTTTGACCCGTCCACAGGTGATACTGTAGATTTCAGTCGTCCGACAGACTATAAAAGTGTTCGTACTTCTGACGGTGATTTAACGTCAGAGACAGCTTCGGACATTATCACTGGCAAGGCGTCTGGTGTTGTTCAAGACTACTTTACAGTGTTTGTTGACTATCAAGAGGCCAAGCAAGCTATTGAAATGAATAGGCTTGATACTCTACTTGACCCAATGAGTACTCGCATAGTCACAGATTTTGAGCTTGATTTTGCATCGTTTATGATGAAAAACACAGCTCTTTTGGCTGGCACAGTGGGTACTTCGGCTGATACGTGGGATGATATCGCTGCAGCAGGTTCGATTATGCAAAGCTCAGGCGTCCCAATGGATGACCGTATGTGTTATGCCGTTAACCCTTTCACTCAACGTAAGTTGGCAAGCACTAATCGCAGTCTTGGTGCCGGTGGTGCCGCAGGTGCTTTAGTTAAAACGGCTGTTGATAGAGCTGTTATTGATGAAAACTTTGCCGGTATGAGAGTTCTAACAGCTAGCACTTTAGCGAGCTATACAACTGGTGCCGGTGCGGATCGTGCGGGTACTGTTGTTGGTACACCCGTCGCTACTTATGTCGGCGCAAAAGACACAATGACTCAGGTTATTGGTGTTACAGCATTTCAAGCTAACCTTGTGGTTGCTGCCGGTGAAACTATCACTGTAACTGGTCGAAATCGTTTAAACCTATCAACACGTCAGCCTATCTTGGATGAAAACGGCGCAACGATATTGTTTAGCGGAACTGTAACCACAGCGGTTACTCTTGACGGTTCAGGTGCTGGCAATCTTACTGTCACTGGTCCGGCTATATTTGAAGCTAACGGTCAATATAACACTGTATCATCAGCTATTGCGGCAAGTGATGTCATCACATTAGGTGGCGCGGCTAGTACGATTATCCAGCCAAACCTGTTTTGGCATAAGCAGGCATTCTCTGTTGGTTCAGTGCCAATCGAAAAGCTTTATTCTACTGATACATTGGCTACCACAGAAGATGGCCTTCAGATGCGCGTATCATACGGGTCTGATTTTCTTGCAAACAAGCAAAAAGTCCGTATTGACTTTCGACCTGCTTACGGCGTTATGAATCCGTTCTTTGCTGGTAAGGGTTTCGGCGCTGCATAGTAGTAAATGAGGGGGCTTAGGCTCCCTCTTATTTTAACTTTTATTAATGGTGTTCTAATGATTACATGGAAGCGGCCTACTGGCTCAATTATCGAAACAAACGAAAGAGACGAAACGATTAAACACGCTGTATCATTAGGCTGGGAGCCTGTAAAGCCTAAAAATGATAAACCTGTAAAACCTGTAAAACTTAAAAAGGATAAACCTGTAAAAGAAACAGTGGAAGAAACAGCGGAAGAAACAGTGGAAGAAAAATCTTAATGGAGTCATAACATGGCAACAGCAGCTAGCTTTATTACTAGGGCATTGCAAAAGGTCGGGATCAGAACGGCTGAGACTGCCATAGAACCGACTGAAATGCAGGACGGTCTTGACGCATTAAACGACATGCTCATATCGTGGGAACAGGTGATGCCGCTTGGTTTTACTCCGGTTGCTGACATAGATTTAGAAGTTAGAGTTCCCCGGTATGCACACGCAGCGATTAAGGCTGAGTTAGCTATTATACTAGGTGCCGAATATTCTATACCAATTGATCAAGTTCTAGCGGCTGAAGCTAAAGCACGAAAAGATGAGCTTATGATTGCAGTTATATCAATCGGAGAGGTTGAATACCCTGATACCTTACCGCTTGGTTCTGGTAATAGTCGGCGCGGCTATGTTAACGACTATCGATTCTTTCCTGAAAACGAGCAGGACAACTTTTAGATGCCTCGTCAACAACTAGAAATAGCAACAGGCTTTTATGCTAGCGACTCGTTACCGCTATGCGCGCAGAGGTGTATTAACTGGATTCCTGTCATACCTCAAGCTGAGTCATTAAGTCAACGCGCATTGTTTGACGCTCCAGGCTTAACTCTGTTCTCGACTGTTACCGGAATAAATAGAGGCGGCCAAGAAATGAAAGAGGTGCCTTATTTTGTGAATGGCAACTCGTTATTCTCTATCGATTCGGCTGGTGTATCAACCAATCGAGGAACAATTGAAGGAACTGGGCGGGTTTCACTAGCAAATAATGGTCAATACCTAGTTGTAGTTGTGCCAGGTGGAAAGGCTTACGCCTATGACAATGTATCATCTACACTTGCTGAAATAACAGATGTAGATTTTACGGCAAGAAAGGCAAACGCTGTAGTTTATAAAGATGGTTACTTCGTATTTGCGGCGGCCGATGGTTCAGTATTTTTTAACTCATCATTAAATGATCCGTTTACCTTTAGCGGTTTAGACTTCGGAACAGCAGAGATAAACCCTGATAAGATTGTAACGCTTCATGTAAATCATAATGAATTATACGTGACAGGCTTAGAGACAATTGAACTATTCCAGAATGTCGGCGGTTCTGGCTTTCCATTTCAGCGAATACCAGGTGCGAATATTCAGAAAGGTGTCCACGGTGCTTTTAGCATTGCAGAGTTTGATAACACGTTTACATTTGTCGGTGGCGGTATTAATGAATTTTCAGCTATATGGAAAGTAACAGGGGCCGCGTCTGCTGTTAAGATATCAACATCAGCGATAGATAACGCTATTCAAGACTTTACCCGAGCAGAAATTGAAAGTTGTTTTTCATGGAATTATGCGTCAGGCGGCAATTACTTTGTTGGCTTTACATTTGAAAGCAACAGGATACCTAGTAAGACCTTTGTCTATGATGCCACCACATCAGCGTTGGCAGGTGTAAGTACATGGCACGAACGACAGACAGGCGTAACAGACAATAGCTGGAGAGTTAACTCAATAGTATCAGCTTACGGCAAGTTGCTTGTAGGCGATGCTCTAGGCGGCAATATAGGCTACATTGATAAAACAAGTTATACTGAATATGGCGATGTAATGTATCAAGAGAAGGCGTCAAAACCGTTTTCTGGTGGTGGTCTGCCGCTATTTGCTGGTGAAATGCAATTGACTATGGAATCAGGCGTAGGCCTAGCTAACGGGCAAGGTTCAGACCCAGTTGTAAGGATGGATTTTTCTGACGATGGTGGCCGTACATTCTCCAGTGAGTTCTCGCGATCTTATGGCAAGATAGGCGAATACATGTCATTACCTACCTGGCGCAGACAAGGCCGAATACCGAAACATAGGGTGCTTAGATTTAAAACATCAGAACCCGTAAAGAGTGTTATAATAAAGCTCGAAGCTAATATTGCAGCGAGTTTATAGAATGGCTGATTTAATACCTCCAAGACGCAGCGACATTTTAACCAACAGCGGTATACCTACACTACGTCACGCTGAGTTTTTGGAATCCTTAGTTACAAAGACAAATAATACAGTTGACTCGGTTGGTGCAAATACTAACGGATCTTCAGTCAGGGCGCAGCTATTAACACTTCAAGAGCAAGTCGGCAGTGGCGACTTTTTAACATGGGATGATGACGGTTTTTCGTGGGATTCAGACCACTTTACTTTTGATCAGGATGAAGCGTAATGTCTTATGATCCAATAGACCTTGGCACAACAGCAAACGATAGAACTGGAAATAAATGGCGGGATGGTGGCACTAAAATTAACGCAATGTTTTCGGCACTATTCACAAGTGTTGCGGCAAATATTTCAGCAATAGCGGCAAACGCTCAAGCAATTATAGATACAACCGCGTTGATAACAGGTTTTACCAAGACCTACTGGTTTGACGCCAATGACACAGCAACGGCAGTAACCCCAATTACTCACGGTGCAGGTGCTACAAATACATATTTGACCAATAACGCGCTTGGCTCCTTCACTAATTCTTATAACCCAGATTCTAAAGATGCGCTATGGAACCCATCAACAAATCTATTTGATTTTACTAGCTTAAAAATTGGTGATACTGTCAAGTTTAGAGTTGACATAAATTTAAGTAATTCAGCAGCGCAGGAAGTTAATTTATTTATGAGTATTGCGGAAGGTTCAGCAGGGCCATACGAAAAAAACATGAATCATGCGTACTACAAAACAGCATCAACACTTGCAAATGATACAGTTGAATTTGAGGTATACATTGGTGATGAAAACACAAGAACAGGCAGCGCTAGGTTTAGATTTGGCTCTGTAGCAGCGGCGACAATTGTCGTTAATGGCTGGTTTTATAAAATAACGAGCGTCTAATGTCTGAAACTATACTTGTGAGCAGCGCCCAGAATACATCAATTAATTTTATTCAGATTTTCTATACTTCTCCTACAGGCCAAGGCGGTACTAGGATAGACGCGTTCACAGCAACGAATAACACCGATTCAAATAAAACTTATACAGCCTATATTTTTGATATAAACGGCACAGCAACAAATCCAGTCATACCTGAAAAAATAGTCGTTAGAGATAAATTTGATTTGGGAGCACCTATCATTGGTCACTTAATACCCCCAGGCGGAACGTTGAGAATGCAAAGCAGTGCGGCCGCGTCAATTTCGTTTAGAGTGACAGGTAACGAGCTATGATACTTGAACGCACTAAAGATTTAGAGCTGATTAAGACTTTTATGATGCAGCCTGAAATATATCGTCATGCTGCTGAAGATGGCGCAAGCTTGAACCCAGAATTTACAGAGAGTGGCCGCGAAGTTTGGTTGCTTGCTATTAAAGACAATGAAGCGATTGGAATAGTCAACTCAACTTTAGAAAACGGGTCAACAGCGTGGTTCCATCCTTACATTTTGAAAAGCAATAAGCAGGATTACTTATTATTAATAAATTTGTTTTTGAAATGGTTTGATCAGTATTTTCCGGTACAAATTCAGAAATTAAACGCTTATGTACCAAGCTATGCAAGAAAGGCATATGAGGTAGTAATGAGAGCAGGATTTAAAGACGAAGGTTTAAATCGAAAGAGTTATTTAAAAAATGGTAAACTATGGGATAGGCATCTAGTCGGTATTATCCGAGGTGAATTGAATGAGTAATATAATTAACGAAGCAGTTAACTTTGTGACTTTTGGCGCTGTTGACGATATAACAGGGGTAAACGCTGCTGGTCAAGCTGGTCAGCAAGCTGCACAACTCCAAGCTGATGTTGCAAGAGAAGGCATTGCGGCGGCAAAAGAGCAGCAGCTTTTTGAGCGTCAAAACACTAAATTAGATCGACAGCAAAGTACAGCCCGATATCGTGAACAGTTTGATTTAAATCAGGAGCGTTTTGATTTAGCTAGAGCTGACAACGCACCAAGAATTGAAGCTGGTAATCAGGCTATTGCACAGCAACAGGCTTTATTAGGTTTGTCGGGACAAGGCGCACAACAAGCAGCTTATGGCGGCATTCAAGAGTCAGCGGGTCAACGTTTTTTACGCGAAAGACAGCAGCGGGCGTTAGTACGTAACTCATCAGCCATCGGTGGCCTAGGTGGTGGCAATGTTAGAACGGCGCTACAAGAACAGGCCGCAGGCTTTGCAATGCAGGACGTTAATAATCAATTTGGCAGGCTTGGTCAATTAGCTGGGCAAGGTCAGAATGCTTCAAACTCATCAGCTCAAGCGGGTGGCATGACAAGCCCATCGGGTACAAACGTCAACACAAACACTGCAAGTAATTCGGCTGGTAATATAATTAACGCACAGTCAAACTTAGGCGAAGCTCAGGCGAGTGGTATACTTGCGCCAACACAAGCAAATGCAGCTTTTAATAATCAACTATTGCAGCTTGGCGGCGCAGCGGCTGGCGCATACATTGGAGCATAGACAATGGCACAACTAATAACACCAGACTATAACCAGCTAGTCCCTAATCTTTCGCTGCTTGGCACAGGCTTTGAGCAAGGCACACGCATCAGCGAATCAATGGCTAATCGTGAAGCGCTTAAAGCTGAAGCTCAGGCATCAGGGCAGCTTGCAGGTATTGCACAAACTCAAGCTGATAAAAAGAATGCTATCGATCAAGGCGTAGCTGATGATAATCGACGTGCAGCACAGAATCAAAACGATGCTTACTTGCAGTCAGTTATAGATAATAAGAGCGCCGCAGAAATAGCAGAGCTTGATAGAGAAAACATAGAGCTAACCACCACAGCGGTCAATGCTTTAGGTATTACAGACCTTACTCAGCGACGATTGTTTTTGGAGCGTAAAAAAGAACAGTATATTAAAAATGGCAGAGACACATCTAACATTGAACGCGCTTTAGCTCAAGATGATGCGGAGCTTGAGAAGACTCTAAAAATGCAAGCGGAACAAGGCCAAGATATTTCTACTCGATTAAACAGAATGTTCTCAAGTGCCGAAACACCAGCAGGGACAGCAGAATTTACAAGCTTGACTAAAGATTTAACTAAGGAACAAAAGCAAGAGGCTACATTAATTAAGCTTGGGCTATCACCTAGGGCGGTTGGAAACGCCCTTCAAACAATCACAAGTCAAGGCATTGAGCAGGAAATAGGTAAAGCTTCAGCCGTTATTAAGCAACGCGAAAAGTTTGGCGAAATGACCGGCGTATCTAGAGCTAAAATGATTGACGCTGGCTTTGAACAGATAAACAAAATAAACAGAGGTATTGGAAACATTGACAGGGCAGCGGAGTTAATAAATTCTGGAGCTGGAGTCGGTGCAATTGAAAAATTCTTTCCATCATTTAAAGCTGCATCGGTTGAGCTAGATAACGTGCAAAAGTCAATGGCGCTAGACGTTATCGGCTCGGTTACATTTGGTGCTTTATCACAAGGTGAGTTAAACCTAGCTAAAGAGGTTGCGCTACCAATTGGATTAGATGCACCTCAATTAATTAAACACCTTAAGCAACGTAAAGAGGCGCAGATTAAGCTTAGGGATTATTTCCAAGATCAAATACAGTTCCTTGACCAAGGCGGTACGGTGGCCGGGTTCTTGCGGGCTAAAGAAAATGAAAGCGCACAACAACCAGCAGAAACAAATCAAGCGGATCAGCCGCAAGCTAACAGCATGCAAGATGTCGGCATTATCATGGTTGACGAAAACGGTAATCGCGCTAGAGTGTACCAAGATGGCAGAATTGAGGAATTATAATGGCTTTTGATATTAACACAGCAAGGCCAGAAGGTAACGTTCAACCTGTTAAGTCAGGATTTGATATAAATACTGCTAAACCAGAAATGGATATAAATAATGCTAACACTACAAATAATATTAATACTATGGGTAGCACTGGTAATATACAACCAGTAAGCAATCAACCGCAAAATGATAGCGGCGGTTTTATTGCTGGTGCCAAAGATATGTTTACTGGAGATAGTCAACAGACCAAAGAAATAGCAGGTCTTGGAGAAATTGGGAATGCACCAGAATTAAATGAATTTAGCATGGGAGCATTTAAAACAGCTTTAGGGCTATTAGCAACTGGTGATGAAGAAAAGGCAATTGGAGTAATAAAACAGAATATTCCAAGCTCTGAGTTTTCAAAAGACAGAAAAGGCAATGTAATTGTTACAATGCCGTCAGGGAAATATTTATTAAACGCACCAGGTTTAAGC